CGATGCCACGGACGATGCCACGTACGCTGCCACGGACGCTGCCACGGACGCTGCCACGCTCGATGCCACGGACGATGCCACGTACGCTGCCACGCTCGATGCCACGTACGCTGCCACGGACGATGCCACGCGCGCTGCCACGGACGATGCCACGCGCGCTGCCACGTACGCTGCCACGCACGCTGCCACGGACGCTGCCACGTACGCTGCCACGGACGATGCCACGCGCGCTGCCACGCGCGATGCCACGCTCGATGCCACGCTCGATGCCACGCTCGATGCCACGCGCGCTGCCACGGGATGCAGCAGGGCGGTTCAGGCGATGGCGGGGATGGGCGGCCTTGAATGCGCCCGCCTTGCCTATCGCCTCTACCAAGGGGGCAACATGTGGGCAGCCTGGCAGGCGCTCATTGCCTTCGGTCGCGATCACGCCAAACTTCATGAGTCGGGACTGATCGACCCCTCACTTTATGCGCGTTACGCGCCATGGGAAGCGCTTGCGCGGGTCAGCGGGTTTCGGTTCATGCATGCGGAGTTCTGCATCGTGTCCGAGCGGCCCGTCCATGTCAGCCTTGATGAGCAGGGGCGCGGCCATGCTGAAAACGGACCTTACATGCGGTGGGCTGACGGCACCGGAATTTATATGTGGCACGGCACGCAGGCGCCTGCCGAATGGTTCCATGGAAATCTTCCGACCGCCTCAGAGGCGCTGCAATGGGAGAACATGGAGCAGCGCCGTGTCGCTTGCGAAATGATCGGCTGGACACGCATCCTCGACGAGCTTGACGCCCGCACGATCAACACTGACGATGACCCGGAGATTGGGGAACTTGTCGAGGTAGACATACCAGACATTGGGCGCGAGCGGTTCCTGCGCGTCCGGTGTGGCACGGGCCGGGATTTTGCTCTCGCTGTGCCACCATACATGCGCACGGCACTGGAAGCCAATGCATGGACGTGGAACGTCGATCCGCAAGATTACAAACCAGAAGTCAGAACATAGGAGATCACTGACATGAAGACCTTCAAAAACCAAGCCGCACAGGGGGATTGTTTCCTCCGCCGCATTGATGCCATCCCTGCCGGGGTTGTCTCGCAGGACTCTGAAAAAGGGGTTCACATTATTGCTCATAGCGAGACTGGGCATAACCACGTGATCGAGGCTGACCGTGACAACGTGCGGTTCTATGTCGATCCGTCCGATGGCCTCAAGGCGTACCTGGAAGTGCTGGCGACAGACGTGCAGCTTAATCACCTGCGCGCTCACGACACGCACGAGACCATCCTGATCTCGCCGGGGAAGTACGAAATCCGCCGTCAGCGTGAATACATGCCCGAGGGATTTCGCCGGGCCGCTGATTAATCTGACCACGAAGCCCGTTGGTGCATGGTGCATCAGCGGGCGACAGATTGGGAGTAGACGCATGAACCGCCCAGCCTACAAAGCAATTGGCCTAGGAGCCATGTGCCTCAGCGCAGGGATCACCCTGTTCTGTCTGCTGGTAGGTATCGGCTGGATACTCGCATGGGCGAACGTGGGCTGACATGGGACAGGGGGAAAACATGAAACGCATCATCATCGACACCGCCATCGGGCTAAGCCCATATGCGCTGTATGCAGCAATGCTGGCATTGGCTTGGAGGGTGGGGGCGTGAGCGAGCAGATCGCCGCCCTATATGTCGAGACCAATGGCTCGTATTACGGCTTGAGTGGCGTCGATCCATGGGATCAGAACCGGGACGCCCGCAAGTACAATGGACCGCATCCGGTTGTAGCGCATCCCCCCTGCCAGCGATGGGGCAAGCTCTGGGCCGGTCAGCCCCTGCATATCAAGCGCACGGGTAAACGCAAGATCAAGGGCGACGATGACGGATGCTTCAAGGCCGCACTTGCTGCCGTTCGCAAATGGGGCGGTGTGCTGGAACACCCATGGGGAAGCCATGCATGGCCGCATCACAACCTGAACACGCCGCCCCGTTCCGGCGGATGGATCACGGCGGACTTTCATGGCGGCTGGACATGCTGCGTCGAGCAGGGCCGATATGGTCACTATGCCCGCAAGCCCACACTGCTGCTGGCCTATGGGGCCGCACTGCCCGACCTTGATTTCGGCATTGGTGAGCCAAGGCTTGACCCGGCGGTCATCGAACGCATGGGACTGAAGCGGGCAAAGCGGCTTGGCGAGGTTGGGTCACGCGGCGGTGGCAGGGATAGCGCACCCCGGATCGGAACACCTGAACCGTTTCGCAACCTGCTGATTGACATGGCGAGATCAGTTGCAATGGAGACCACCCATGCCTGAACAAACCGACATCGAAGACTTCCTGAAAGCCACCGAACACTGAAATCACGCCCGCGCTGGGGGTGCTGACCTGGGGCGCTGCTTTATGCGGCGCCCTTTTTTTGTGCGCGCCACGCCTCAAACGCCTGCCATGCGCCCTGATGACCAAGCGCCACACACGCGAACGCGCCCGCGTCCCGTGCCGCTGCCAGGTACTCCCGCTGGCCGTCCTGCCATGTGCCCTTGGTGTGGTCCGCGCGTTTCATCTCGCACACGAATGCCGGGCATCCGGGAATGATAATATCGGCCGCGCCCTGCGTCATGCCCTGCGCTTTCTGGCTTGCCAGCTGTCGATGGTGCCCGCCTTTCAGCTGTTGCTCATTGCGCGGATGAATCGCAATCGCGCCATAGGTGTCAGGATATTCCCGGCGCAGACGGTTGAAAAACGTGACCTGTTCCAGTTCCTCTTTCGGGCATTTACCCCGGAACGTGGTGTCACCATAGATCGGCACCGGGCAATCCTTAAGCTGCATCGACTTTTTCCATCAGGTCCGGCGCCACATCAGCAGGGCGGTTATAGGCCAGCGCGCGATAGAAGCCGGACTCAGGATCCTTGCGATAGGTGATCGTCTCGATGCCTGCCGTGCGGGCGGCATGGAATATGGCCCATTCGGCTTGCCCCTTGGTGTGGCGCGCCTGCGGCTGGTACCAGAGCGAAAACGACCTGTGCGGCGTCACGAAATCCACCCGGAATGTCGGGTTACCCTTCTGGCTGACGCCCTCATAGCATTCCATGGACAGGACCACATCGGTCTGCATCCGTGTCGGGTCACGCTTCAGGGCTTTGAATTCCCCGATCAGGCGCTCGTTCGGGTCCACGATTTCAGCCTTGCAGGTGGAGCAATAGCGCGCCGCAATATCGTTTTTCTCGCCGCATTCGGGGCAGTCCTTGCCGGTCCACCTGTAGCCGCAGCGGTCATATTTTCCGCGTTCATTGCCCGGCACCATGCCAAAACAGCGCCGCCCGAAATGCGCCGGCATGGGGCCGTGCTCGGTCTGGACAGGCTCGCCTTCAAGGTCCATGCAGTAGCCGTGCTCGTCGATCCTGTAGCCCGCATCAGCGACCTCTGGCCGGATCGTGAAATCATTCTCATAGCTGCACTCAGGGCAGAACGCCTGCACACCGCCCGGCACATTCGGCGCCTTCCCGGCGCGGATCGTGGGCGAGAAAATATCCCCGTCCGGGCAGTGATCGGCCAGATTCGTTGTATAATCCAGCACGAGGCAATCATCCTTGCCATCAAAGAGGCGCAGGCCCCGGCCCACGATCTGCTGCAACAGGCCGACGCTTTCGGTCTTGCGCAGGATCGCGATGACATCGACATGCGGCGCGTCAAATCCGGTGGTCAGGACGCTGACATTGACGATATATTTGACCTGCCGCGCCATGAAGGCCGCAAGGATTTTCTTGCGTTCGGCGGCGGGTGTTTCGCCCGTGACCATGGCGCTGAGGCCCGGCGGCAGGCTGGCGAGCACTTCCTGCGCGTGTTTGACCGTCGCGGCAAAGAACATCACCCCGCGCCGGTCCTGCGCCTGGCGCACCACGTCAGCGACCACGGCGGCTGTCTTGCGCCCATGCCCATGATAGGCGCGGTCGACAGCCTCGGCGTCAAACTGGCCCCGGCTGTTCAGCGCCAGCCCGCCCGTGTCATAGCCCTCGGCATTGATCGCGCCAATGACGGGCGGCGTCAGGTAGTCCTGATCGATCAGCTCGCGCGCGCCCACACGGCCAACGCATTTGCCGAACCATGGATTGCGCGCCTTGTCCTCGCCCCATGTCCTGCCGTCCGGCTCCTCCTGGTAGATGTACCCGCTGCCCAGCCGGTAGGGCGTGGCGGTCAGGCCCATGACGCGCAGGTTCGGATTGCCCTCGCGCATCCGCTCGATGATGTGCCGGATCGTCGGGGTGATCCCGTGGGCCTCATCCAGGATCACCAGCGCATAGCCCTCGTCGCCCTGTTTCTGGAACCGCCTGATTTTGTTCTTCACCGTGAGGGGCGACCCGAACACAACCGGGTGGCGCAACTCCTTTGCCCCCGCGCTGGCGCTGAACGTCGAGGCCGGGTTGCCGGTCGCGAGGAACTTCGCCCGGTTCTGCATGACCAGTTCGGCGCTCGGCGCGAGGCACAGGATGCGCTTGCCCGTGCGTTCATGGATAAGGCGGGCGACCTCGGCAATGATGTGGCTCTTGCCGGCGCCCGTGGCCGCCTCGACGCAGAACGGAACCAGGTTACGCGCCATGTGCTCCACGGACGCATCGACGAGGCGCTGCTGGTAGGGGCGCAGTTCGGCCATTACTTCAACACCCAATAAGACGACCCCGCGCCCCGGTATGGTTCAAGGTCCAGCTTGGGCAGGTGCTCCTTGACCACCTTGGCATAGGCAACGCTGCCCTCTTTCGATACGTGCGTCAGGTTGCGGCCGCATATCTCGGCATCGCGGTCGCGGGCCAGCTTCACCAATGACGCGAGCAGTTCCTTTTTCCGGTCTGTGGCGTTGTCGATGGCCTCGACCAGCTCGTCATATTCGGCCAGGATGCGCGCGGCTTCCGGCGTCTCGACCTGGACGCGTTTCGGCTCAAGGTGGCGCGCGCTGAGTTTCGGGTCTTCCCGCTCAATGACGAAATCATCCCAAAACGCTTTCAGCTTCGGCAGGCTTTTCGTCCGCCATTTGCTGCACGGCATGACCCGTTCCAGCATCGGCGTCATGTTCGGCGCCCATTGCCAGAAATCCCACCATGCGCGCTCGCAGACCCAGAGCGAGAACTGCACCTGGTCATGGTAATGCGGCTGGCCTGCAATTGGCACGAATTCGGCAGGCGGCTGGTCATCCCTGCCCGCATGGCGAAACTTGAACGGGCACTTGATCTCGAGACCGCCAACCAGCCCGACCAGCCCGTCCGGGGATGCGCCCGCCCATTCGTCGCGGGTGACAAACCCCTCTGGCGTGACCGCGTTGCCGGTCTCCATCATGTATTCCATCAGCGCGCCTGCCTCATGATACGTGCCATACGCCGTGGCCACGTTGCCGGTAAACTCCGACTCCGCCCCATGCCAGCTACGCACCAGCGAGCGCATGGCATCCTCGCGTGTCATCCATGGCGAATTACCGAGGATCGCCCCGGTCATCGATGCCGTCACCCGGCCCCGGCGCGCGGCAAACCATTCGTCTGTTCGTTGTTCCATTGTCATATCCTTCCCCAAAGGAGCGCCGCCGCATCACCATTGATACGCCGGCGCTGGATGGTTGCCCTAGAACGGGATTTCGTCGTGCTCGACGGATGAGAACGCAGGCTCAGGTGCGGCTCGTTTGGCAGGCGCGGGCTTGGCCTCCGTGACATGGGTGCCCTTGGATTTCGGCGCCACCGCCGCGATCCAGTTGCCCCGGATCATGTCCCCGGTCTGCCGGTCCTCGACTTCCCAGATCATGCACTTGATTGTCATGGGCTTGTTTGTCAGGTGTATGTTGAGGTCTTCATCGGCAGGCTTGCCCGCCTTGGTCGTCAGCTTGCCGCCCGCGTTGGCATCAATGGCGGCCAGCATCCGGCGGGCCTTGTCGCGTTTCTTCGCCGCCTTGTCCGCGTCCTTCGCAGACGGGTCGTCATCGGTGACCCAAAGCTTTTGGTAGACTTTGCGATTCTTGAATTCGTCCGGCGCAATCACCGTCCAGCGCAGGGAGATGTATTCAACAATCCCGACATTGGGATCGACCTTTTGCTCCCACTTGGCCTCGTCGATCATCGCAAGGACCGTTGACCCGTCAGGGATCGGCTCCATGTTGCCACCGGCAATCTCGTACTCGGTCGCCTTGTTTGTCGCGGCGTTTTCGCCATCGCTCAGTTCCCAGAAACTGCTCATGTTACGATCTCCATTTCTTCAGTCTGTTTTGGTTCGTCCGCATTCTTTTTCGGGGCCGCCTTTGCCTGGGCGTTCCCTACCGTGGCACTCCGTGCCGTGGCACCGCCCATCCATTGGGCGAAGGGGTTCACGCCGCGCTCCAGCGGGATGTCCTCCTCGATGCCGATGCGGTTCTTGGTGATGGCCACTGGCGTCAGGTACGTGACCAGCACCCGCTCCCCGGTCGCCACGGCGCGCTTGTGTTCGCCGTCCTTGCCGATGATCGCAGTGGCCTGCTTGATGAAGCCCACCACGTCCACGCTGTCCACGTAGGGCGTCATGGATTTGGAATGCAGGCGCAGGGAATATTGCGTATAGCCCTCGGCATCCGGCGGATCGATCCGCACCACGTCGCTGTGGGCAATGAACACGACATTGATACCCCGGCGGCGCATGATCTCGGCAGCCTTGCGGACCCGCCCGTGCATCGCTGCAATGGCGTCCCGGCCTGCCCCATAACCGCCCATGGCCTGCTGGATGGATTTTGCCTTGGTGTCGCTTTTCAGGACATCCTCGGCAAACAGGGTTTCCAATCCGGTCACGCTGTCTATGATGACGCTCTTGTAGGGGTGGTCTTCAGTGGTCAGGGCCAGCAGCTGTTCCCACAGTTTCTTGACGCTGTCGGTTTCGCCAATCGAGACCGGCACCTGATCGTCAGGCAGGTCACGGGGGGTCTTCTCGCCCTGCGTCTGGATCAGGAACACAGGCCCCGGAAACGTGGCCGCCAGGCTGGTCTTGCCAGTGCCAGGCGTCCCGCAGATGGTGACAATAAGCGGTTCAGCCTCAGCCGGTGCCGCCGTTGAAAGGATACTCATCAGGTTTGCTCCTCTTCGCTCTTCTCTGATGTCTTGACGGTAAGGCGTAACTCTACTAGCGTCAATACGAAATCTGATATCAAGGAGAAAATTCAGATGATGACGTTGGAACGGATCGTTTTTGAGTTGCAGGACCGCAACGCGTCGATGGTGGCGCGGGCCTGTGGGTTGCGGATCGGTACAGTCTGTGACGTGAAGAACGGCAAGCAGAAGAACCCGAATTACAAGACAATCGAAAAGCTGTCGGCTTATTTCGAGGCTGACCGGGTGGAGCAGGCAGGAGAATGAAAAGCATGGCTGGGGCAGACGGATCGGCACTGGTTGGCCGGCAAGTGAGCGCGCCCGTGATGGCGCAGGCAATGTGGGAATCGGGCTTGCGGGTGTTCCCGCTCTACTCGTTCCTGCGGGACACCAGGACAGGCGCCGCGTCATGCCTCTGCGGCTGGGACGGCTGCAAGGCGCCCGGCAAGCACCCCATTGCCAGTAACTGGCAGAACACCCCGCTCTGGTCGCCGGAGCAGGTCGAGGCGATGGTTGAATACAACCAGTTTGACAGCGGCTATGGCATCCTGTGCAGGGGGCTGCTGGTCATCGACGTCGATGCCCGCAATGGGGGTATTGCCTCGTTTGCCAGGCTGTCTTCTGCGGTGCCGGAGATTGCCGGGTCCGGCATGATTGTCGAGACAGGCTCAGGCGGCGGGTCACGTCACCTGTTTTTCAGGGCGCCACAAGGCGTGGCCCTGATGCAGCACATGCCGGACTATCCCGGCCTTGATTTCAAGTCATCCGGTTATGTCGTCGGCCCCGGTTCGCGCCATGCCAGCGGCGGCATGTATGTCCTCGCCCATGGCGGCCCGGATGACATTGACGATGCGCCTGCGGCCCTGCTGGCCATCCTCGCCCGCCCCGAACGCCACAGGGCGGACTATGACGGCCGGACGGTCGACGTATCACACGATGATATTGCCGGGATGCTCGGGCATGTCGATCCCGATTGCACTTATGACACATGGATTCGGATTGGCATGGCCATTCATCATGCGACAGGCGGCACGGGACAGGATCTCTGGGACGCATGGTCAGCGCGCGGCGACAAATACGACGCCCGCCGCATGGATACGCACTGGCACAGCTTCGGGCGGTCATCCAACCCGGTGACGCTCGGCACCCTGATCCATCACGCCGAGGAGGGCGGCTGGAAAATGCCGGTGTCATTCGTGGCCGAAATCGATTTCGGGGATGTGCCTGACCCCATGGGCAAGGCGCGACCTCCCAAGGGCCTGCCCTTTGACGTGGCGGGGGTCGACCTGCTTCGCCCGCCCGGATTTGCAGGCGAGCTGGCGACATGGATCGAGGACCAGTCGCGCAGGCCGCGCCAGCGTCTTGCTGTTGCCGGTGCCATCGTTGGGCTCGGGAACATTGCCGGGCTGCGCTATACCGACGACCTTGATGGCGTGACCTGCAACCTGTTCGCTTTCTGCGTGGCAGGCTCGCGCACCGGCAAGGAAGCCATCCAGCAGGGCGTGGCCGAGATACACCGGGCGGCAGGCTGCGCGCCGGCAACCCATGGCGCAATTAAATCAGAGCAGGAAATCCTGCGTAACCTGACCCGCCACCAGGCCGCGTTCTACATCATCGACGAGATCGGCATATTCCTCCAGAAGGTCAAGAACGCCCAACAGAAAGGCGGCGCGCTCTACCTCGACGGCGTTATCGGGATGCTGATGGCGGCCTATTCCAAGGCTGATAGCTACATGCTGCTGACCGGCGACCTGAAGGAGGAAATCCGACAGCTGCTTCTCAAGGAACTGGCCGGGGTCAACCGCCGCCTCGAAGAGGGCGAAACCCGCGCAGGCGTGGACCCCAAGGCCGCCGAACGGCACATCGAACACCTCGAACGCGCCCTTGCCGGGCTGGACAACGGGCTGGAGCGGCCTTTGCTGTCCCTGATGGGGTTCACAACCCCGGTCACGTTTGACGACCTGGTGGACTATCAGAGCGCCACGAACGGCTTTATCGGGCGTTCGCTCATCTTTCAGGAACGCGACACCGCGCCCCGTTCGAAGCTCGGATTCCGGCGCCGGGCCATGCCGCCCGAAATGCAGGCGACCCTCGCGCAGGTCTACAATGCGGGCGAATATGACATGCTGGACGATGCCCAGGGCGGACGCGGGCAGGGCCGGATCGAATATTACGGTGACCGCACACGTGTGCCGACCGACCCGCGCGCCGCTGACATGCTCGGGGAGGCCCTCGAATGGATGGAGGACCAGGCCATTGCGCACAAGAGCAAGACCGGCCTTGAGGCGCTCTATCTCGGCGCTTATGAGCTGGTTTCGAAAGTGTCCCTGATCCTTGCAATCCCGGAAGGGCGGCGCACCGCTGAACACGTCCGCTGGGCCTTTGAACTGATCCGGCAGGACATCGAGGCCAAGGCGCGTCTCGTCACCGCCAACGACCGCGAAAAGGACGCCCCCAGGACAGCCCTCGCGGCCCGTATCGCCAACCTGATCGACCAGGACGGGCAGACGATCGGGGTGATTTTCAACCGGCTCAGGAAACAGAAGCGCGAAGACATCCTGAAAACGCTTGACGAAATGGAGCAGGCGGGGCTAGCGTTGAAAACTGAAATTCCAGCAGCTGAACGGCAAAAAGCCACGCTGCATTACAAGCTGACAGACCACAAATAGCACCAGAAATAGTGCAGAAATAGTCGCCCACAGCTTTGTAATTGTTCAGAAATACACAAATAGCAGAAATAGTACCCCCCCCCTCTGGGGAGGGTATTTTTTTGTGTTTATAAAAACAGTCTATCTACTATTTCTGCTATTTGTGTATTTCTGAAGTATATCAATGACATAGGGTACTATCTCTGGAACTATTTCTGACCTCTCTTACTATTTGTGGTTTTTGCCTTGCAGCCTGGGGCGGATATGGCTAGGGGTGGATGTGTGACCTGACCACGCCAGATGGTGGGCACATCCCAGCGCGGGTTCCACATAGAGGAACCCATAAGATGACCAGGACTACCGAAGCCCGCCGCAGGCTTGCTGCCGAGATTCGCCGCCTCGACGCACTTGGCGTCAATGGCAAGGACATATCCTCACGCCTCGGTTGTTCCAGCGGACACGTCAGCAAGGTGCTAAGCAGATCCCGGATGGCGATTGTGGGGATGCAGGGCTTGCACGTAACGTCTCAGAAATGGACACCGGCCGCAAAGCCATCAACCTGCCAGGAATGGGTGCGAACCCCTGACGGCCTGAAACCGTGCGGTGCTGCAAAGCACAGGATCGACGGCGAGAAGATGGGCCAGTGCAAGGAGCACTACGAGGCGCAGCGGCCTGTGGCTGGGAAAATGCGGGGGGTGGTATGACCGACAACATCAAACCCTTCCGCCCCGGCATGAAACCCGCAACCGACATAGAGCGGGACATCCTGAGGCACGTCCAGCAGAAGATGGATGAGGCCAAGGCTCTCGGCCAGTCGCCCATGGGCATGGTCTACGTGCTATTCTGCGATGGCGATGACGGGCGAAGCTACACCCGGACGCATTGGGATCTGGAACACGTTGACGGGATGCCTGCCCATGCTGTTACATTCGCGGCTGGGGCAATGATGAGGGCAGGGCTGGGCGATGAGTGACCGACGAACAGGCAATGGAGGGGCTACAATGACACTCATGGAACGCGCAGCGGGCGCACAGCGGGCGGCAATCCTGCTCGCAGCAGCTCAGGGCAACGTGGCCGAGGAAGCCGCACGGCGCCGCTCCCTCGATACAATCGAGCGCCGGCAGAAACGCGGCACCGCATGGGACGAATCCGTGGCCCGCAACATGCTCGCAATCCTTCACCAGATGGAGGCACAGGACGGCCTGCGCAAACTCATCCATGGCGGGGCGTCCGGCATCACATTCGACCACCTGCGCGCAGCCCTGGTCATGCGGGACCATATGCGCGCATCCCGTACAGGCGGCTCCGAAATCACCGAGCGCGTCGATGGCGGCAACATCCACAATGGCCAGATGGAAGGCCTCATGGATCGCCGCAGGCCCCTGCGCTACGCACTCAACGCCGCCACTGACGCCATCACAGAAACCGCCATCGCACCTGCCGCCATGGAAATCATCTTGATCGGACGCACACCCCGGTCAGCCTGTGACCGTACAGGCGTCCCATGGGGGGGCAAGGTCAGGCCACGACTCTGCCGGGCGATCTGTGAAGCCCTCGATGCAGCCGCAGCACATATTGGGGTCGCACGATGAGCAAAACACGACCCCTTGACGCGATCCCAAAATCAGGCAACAAATCGCCACAGTCGGAAATTGCGGCACAAAGAGCCCTCTCCAAACTCATCCCCAAGGCCCCCACAACTACCCAGCCCGCCATAGCAGGTCGGAAACCCCCTTTCTGGCGCGCCCTGTGGCCCGAACCCGTCACGGCAACCCTGCGCGGCGCAGACCCCGGCCTCGCCCTCATGGCCGAGGTGGACAGCGTAACCGCAGACCTACGCGCACACATGCCCACAGACCCATACCTCAAGCGCCTCCTTCTTCGCCATGACAGTTTGTTGCGTGAAGGCGAAGGCGTGGCCGCACAGGGCGAACTGGTCTCGATAGACCACTACGTGGCCGAGAAGGCCCACAGTTATGCCCGACTGCGCCGCAAGACATGGCCTGCCGGGTTTTCCATATCCCGGACGGCTGCGTTCTGCGCCATCGCACACGGCCCTGACCGGACATCGCGTTGCGTTATCAATTTCAGCCTCACCGCGCGCGGCCATGAATCGCGGGCCTCATTTTCTCTGGAGATCAAGACATGACACTGACCCTTTCCGAAATAGAGCGCGAAGCCCGGCACACGCGCCAGCGCATCGCGGAACTGCAAGGCCTCACCCCGCGCTTTGAAGATGCCCTCTTGCGCGCCCAGGAGGCCCATGAACTCCACATGGCCAAGATCGAGGAAGCCCGCGAAGAACTGGTTTCATGGATCGATCATGCGGCCTGCATCATCCAGCACCTCGGAGCAGACGCACCCAGGGAGGTTGATGCTGCCGCCGAAATAGACGAGCCAGATCGTTACCCCTGCCCGCAGCCAACGCAGGACGAAATCGACGCCATCCTCGACGACGACACGCCGTTCGATTTTGTCACCGCTGAGGCCGCATACCAGCTGGCCGAACCTGCCACAGACCAGATGCTTCATGTCGAGATGGCCTCTGCCGTGGACCAGATCGCAGATGACCTGCGGAGCAGATCGCAGATGACCTTCCAACCACTGAGGACGCATCGGACGAGCCTGAAATGACCAATGAGCAAGTTGCCCGCGTCGAGCAGCGCGCAAACGGCGCATTTTACTAACCGCATCCCCCAAGGAGCCACACCATGGCCAATG